TTAGGCGAGGACGGCGGGCTGCGGCAGGACTTCCTCAATCAGCTCAAGCCACTGCTGCATCGACGGCTGCGTGTCGTTCTCGAACCGCACATTCACGTGCGCCAACAGCAGCGTGACCCGGCTGGTCATCTTGTTCAGCTCGTCCGCGGTCAGATAGTTCTTGGCGATGCCGCGGTCGGTCTTGGTCGGGCCATTCTTGCCAGACCAGTTCTGTAGTGGCCTTCCGCTCCTGATCAACTGTGCCGCGTCCATGCCGATCGTCGACCGGTACAAGAGGTTCTGCGCCCGAGCGAACGCCATCCGGGTGGCCTTGTCGCTCGGCGAGTAATCGGTAGCCGATTCAGCGATCAGGTCACGCAGGCCGCGATACTCGGCCTTCTCACGCAACCGCTCATAGGCGGTCTTCCGCAGATCAGGTGGCGCGACCTCTTCGACCTCGAGCAGGTAGGCCCGCACCTGCTTGGCGACCTCGCTGTCGCGGAGCAGCATGCCGACGTTCAGCACAGCCCGGCGAGTGAACAGCGCGAGCGATCGAGTGTTCGGACCAAGTTCGCGAGATTGGTTTCCCATCTCGCGAGCCAGTTCACGCAGCTCAGCACCGCGCACGACCCGGTACCCGTTGCTTTCAAGTTCGGCACGGTGTTCCTTCACCGCTGACTTGATCGTCGCTTCGGGCACGCCGTAGAACGAAGCCACGGCTTTGGTGGTGGCGTGCACGTCGTCCGGCAACACGGTGAGCGACCCGACCTTGTCGAGGACGTTGACGCGGGCGAGACGAAGATTACGCACGTCGCGGGAGTCTAGGAGATCAGCCTCGGTGATACGATCGGCCATGTCGGTGGTTCCTTCCAGCTAGACATCGACCACGCCCCCGGCCGCCACTACGGCGCGGGGGCTTACTGTGTGTGACTATACCTCTCCGACTTCACGCGAACGGGAACCGAAACCCCACAGATCCGGTAATGGCCCCCCTGTTCGCGGTTACGGATCGTTAAACGGTCAATGCGTGATCGGCCCGGCCTTTCTTTCCCTGCCGCTCCCCGCACCAACCGGACCCCGGACACGACACGAGCCCCCGCACCCGGCAGCGATCCGGGTACGGGGGCTCGTGTCGGGCCACCCCTGGGGGTAGGCGGCCCGGGTCTACTCCACGTCCACGTCGATCACCTCGCGCGGGGTGTGCCGCGCCAGCCAGCCCCCGGCGAACGTGACACCGCCGGTAACGAGCGCGGTGACCGCGGACTCGATCGTGCCGGCCAGCACGCTCGGCACCTCGCCGCCCAGCAGGTGCCCCAGCAGGGACAGCACCAGCCCAGCCACGGCCGCCGCGAGCGACGCCGTCTTGACCTTCGCCTCGACGATCGTTTCGCGCTTCACAGCGTGCTTAGACATCGTGTTGCCTCCTCGGCTCACAGGAACGTGATCTTCGCGGTCTGGGTCTCGTACTCCCGCTTCTCCGGCCGGAAGTGCCAGATGAGGTCGAACCCGGTCGCCTTGGCCGGGAACTCCACGTAGTCCGGACGCATGCGGTGGATCGTGTTCTTGTAGTCCTTGGCGACGTGGTCGTACTTCGGCAGCCCGGAACTCTTCACGCGCTCGCTCGGGTAGCCGCGGCCGTGCCACAGGATCGTCACGTCCATCTCGCCCGTGGGGCAGCCGATCGCCATCCGTTCCACGCCGTCGGGAATCGTGAAGTACTCGATGTGGTAGCCCGATGCGAGCTTGTGCATGTTCTCCTCCAGTCGGTTCGGGGTGCGCTCAGGCGCAGACGGGGCAGCCCCGCCGCCGGGGCGTGCGGTCCGCTGGCCGACGAGCGAAGGCAGGTTCCACGGGCTGTCGTCGTCGCACAACGGCGACGCCACCACCGACAGGTGAAAGTGCCGGGTGTGCTCGTTGGCCCCGTAGTACTCGCGCCATGTCCACGGCGACGGGCCACCGGCGCCGGACATGATGAGGTCGTTCGCGATCACGTACTTGATCCGCGGATCACGGGACGCTGCGAGTTCGTCGGTCAACCGGTCGATGTCCACCCCGTTCGCCGGGTCGTGGGTGATGTCGAGCGCGGTCACGATGCCGGGCCCGTACCAGGGGTTGTGGTCGCTGGTGCGGTTGCGGTGGTCGGCGTCGCCGATCGTGCCGTCGGACGCCTTGTTGCGGTTCGGGTAGCGGTCGTTGATCTGCTCGCGCAGCGTGAGCAGTGACCGCGCGACACGCCAGCTCATTCAGGCTCCCATCGTCAGGTTGAGCACCCCGAACACCACGGCCACGAGCGCGCCGAGCAGCGCCGTAGCGATCGCGACCTTCGTGCCAGTGGAGGTGCGCCGGTCCTCGCGCGCCTCCAGGCGGTCCCGCTCCCGCAACCGCTGCAACTCCGCGATGTCCTTCTCGGTCTCGGCGACCCGATGCTCCAGGGCTGTGGTGCGGGGGCCCTGCTCCTGGGCGTAGGTCTGGAACTCGGCGACGACGCGATCCAAGCGCGCGATCACGTCGTCGAATCGGCGGTCCACGCCTGACTTCCAATCGGCGAACGCTTCTTGCAGAAACCGCAACGTGATGGCGGTTTCGGTACCTGAGTCCGGCATCATGATCACCCCGGCGCCGGCAGGACCAGGCCGAGGATGTTGCCGTTCCACCATGTCGGCTCGCCGCCGAGCCCGGCGTCGTCCCAGAAGCACTGGGCGCGCACCATGATCGTGCTCGACGGGGTGCCGGTGGCGAAGTGCAACGCGGACAGCCCGTCGCGCCTGCTGCCGTTGGATTCGCCGTTCTGGCCTCGCGAGTCGACGCCGTCGGACCACGTGATGCCGCCGTCGAGGGAGATCTGAAGTCGCATCCGGATCTGCGCGGGCCCGAGGTTGTTGGTGGAGTAGCCGGTGCCCCACGCGAGCACCATGCACGACGTGCCGGGGTTGCTCAGCAGCAGCGACGGCCCCCAGTTGGTCCAGGTGCTCACGTTCGGTGGGGCGGTGATGTTGGTCAGGGTCTGTCGCCCGGCGACCGGGACCAACGCCTGCTGTGTTTCGTACAGGGCGGTATCGGTGGCCCGGGCGAGCGCCTGCACCTGTCCGGGCCCGTCCGGCGGGTCACCCAACCCCGGATACGGGAGGTTGAAGTTCGGTGTCACAGGCATGGTTTCCCCTCCTACAGTGGCATGACGACGAGTCGGCGGGCCTCGAACTGCGCGGGCTGGCTGGATGAGAACCCGTCGGCTGTGGCCCGCTGGTAGCGCATCGAGAACGTGTTGAACCCCGTGTTGAGACCCAGTTGTTCGTCGACGAGGTACACGCTTGAGGTGTAGTTGACGATGTGGACGTTCTGATTCCCGCTGATGTCGAACGCGCCCGTGCCGGTCGCGGCGTCGAGTGCGTCCGGGCTGATGCTCGATGCGCCCGTGACCTCGAACGAGGCGAGGGAATACTGGTTCCGCGAGATCACCCCGACCGACAGGAACACCAGCGCGGCCCTGGAGTCTCCGATGTAGACGTTGCTGATGGTGGGGCCGCCGAGGTCAACCCAGCTGCTGCTCATGGTTTCGACGATGAGAGGTTCGCTTGCGCGTCGGACGGAGAGCGCTGCCCCGGCGCCGGGCGCGGCGATCCGGCCGAGGATGAAGTACTTCGTGCGCACCCTCAGCACGCCGACGGTCATGCCGGCGCGCAACCCGATGGTGGTCGACGGCGACAACACGGACAGGTTGGCCATGTCGGTGCCGCCGACGCTGACGGTGTTGACGCCGGTCAGTTCGTCCCACGACGTGATCACACCGGTGTGGAAACCGATGTTGTCGCCGCCGCCTTGCGCGATCCCTCCGAGCAGCAACCCCAAATCCATGCCGCCCCTCCTACTCGAAGTCGATTCGTCGTGTGGTGGCGGTGACCGGCGACGACGCGACGAGCGGCAGCGTCAGCGTGTCGATCACGTGAGTGCGGACCGTGCCGTCGGCCTCGTAGACAACCTCGACCGGGTCGCCGACCTCCAACGCCGGGTTCGGCACCATCCCGAAGTTCACGACGTAGGGCAGGCCGGTGACATCGGCGAGCATCTTGCGCGCGGCCGCGACGCACTGGTCCTCGGTCTTCAGGAAGCTCGACGTGAAGAACCGCGGTACCCGGCCGAACTTGCCGCGCCAGTACGTCGGCGAGCTCGGCACGGCGTCGTAGGCGATGCCGCGCACTGGTGGCGCCTCGCCGACCGGCTCACCCTCGGCGACGACGACGTTGTACACGCCGTCGCGGGTGAGCGTGCGGGATGCGCTGGTGAGTACACCGCGGGGGCCGCGGTTGACGCTGAACACCGGATCTCCCGGGTCGAGTGGGTCGGCCATCACGAGGTAGCCGCGGTAGTCGTAGTACAGGTCTTTCGCGTACGCGGTGGCGAGCTCGCGGAGGAACTTCCATCGGTCGCGTTCGACGATGTGGTCGGTGCCGAGGGTTTCGTCGTCGGCCTGCCAGTCGAAGTAGATGTAGGGGTCGGCGAAGGTCTCGCCAACGAGGTAGTCGACGACACCAGCCACCGACGCCGACGCGCTGAACTGATACGGGCTCAGTAGCCGGTCGTCGACGAGCTTCGATGCGCGGTCACGTCCGGTGATCCGGATGGTGCCCTTCGGCGCGTCCTGCTGCTCGCTGGTGTAAATCCGGTAGTAGCCCTGTGACACCCATTCGCGCGTGCCGTCGCCGTAGTCGATGCCGCGTTCGACGAACACCTCGTCGCCGTACGGGGTGAGCGCGTCGTCGGGCGAGGTCGGCCACCGGCCGTGGGTGGTGAGGTCCAGTGTGGCGCGCACCTCGCCGTTGAGGTCGAAGCGCACCGTGCCGTCGACGATCGGGATTTCGACGCCGTCAGGGTCGACGCCGACCGGCTCACCAGACACGATGCGGGCACGCGCGGTCATCTGGTGCGAGCCGCGCACCGTGGCGAGGAACCGCTCACTCACTGGACGCATGACGCACCCCCGATCATCCGGTGATCACGTCGGACTCGGCGACGATGGTGAGCACGTCCGACCATGTCGGTTCGGCCGCGATCAGGTCGGCCCACGTCGCGAACTGGTTGACGATGTCGGCCCACGTCACGGTGCCGACGAACACGGACAGGTCGGGTGCGGCGACCTCGGTGACGGGTATCTCGACGTAGCGCACCGTCGAGTCGGGTCGCTGCGACGGTCGGTACTGGCGCACCACACCGGTGACGCCGTACATCGTCGGTACCGGGCACTCCGGGCCGTCGCCCTGGAACAGCAGCACATCACCGGTGGCGAGCGTGCGGTCGAGCGTGTCGGCCTCGCCGACCGTAGCGCACCGCACCGTCAACGACGTGCGCCGCGACCCCTGCACCTCGGTCACCGCGATCGGGTCGCCACGGCCGGCCACGTCGAACACCCCGGCCCGCGACGGTCGGCTGATGTCGCCGACGCCGATCACCGTCGTCTTGCGGTTGAGGTTCGGTCGACGCACGTTCTTGATCCAGTACCCCGATGCGGTCGGCGTGACCGTCACGGTCTCTTCCGACTGCGTTGGCCTCGACCCGGTGGACCAGATCACCGCGCACGACGGCGCCGCGATCCCGCCTGTGACGGCGATCGGGCCGCCGTAGGCGACCTCGCGCACGTTCAGCTCGGCCGGGATGCTCGACACGGTGATGCTCTGTCCCGTGGTCGACGCGAGCGCCCGCAGCTCGAACTCATACGGCGGCACGGCCACGTCGGCGTTCGAGGCTTTCCACGACACGAGGAACACCGCTTGCCCGTCCGCTGGGATCGTCAGCGGCGGCGTGGTGATGTCCTGCGCGGCTGTCTGGTTGACGATCCCGTTCATCGGTGTGTTGCCCTGCGCACCGTTGTGCCATGCCGAGATCACCGCCGACATGGAGTCACCCGCGACACCGCCCGTCCACGTCACCGTCGGCGCCGCGGCGGCCGGGTCGTGGTAGCGCTGGAACACCCACAGCGGTTGCATGTCGGCGATGAGCGTCCAGCCGGGCGGGGTGTCCGGCACGGCGCCGCGCGTGGTGCCCACGGCCAGCACGAGCAGATCACCGGCGGCGAGACCGTCGGGCAGGCCCGGCGTGATGGCCGCATTGTCGGCGTGCGCCGCGGTGCCCGTGCCGACGTAGGAGATCGGCGCGGAGTCCACGAACCGCACCCGGTAGCGATTCGCCACACCTGGCATGTACTCGTAGTCGTCGGCGTGGCCGGCACCACCCACGACGGGCACGGTCTCGGCGCCGCGCACCTGGTGCCAGCGCACGCCGTCGATGCTGCGTTCCACCGTGGCGTAGTCCACGGTCGCGGCGATGCCGGTGAAGGCGATGCGCACGCGGCCGAGGTCGTCGAGGTAGGTCGCGGTGACGGTCACGCGAACGCACCTCCCGTGCGGGAAACGAGGGTGCGCTGTGCCTGCCGCGTGTTCTCCTGAATACGGGTGTCGACGATGTCGGTGATCTCGCGGTCACCGAGGAACACCTGCACCAGCGTGTCACCGCCACCGGCGAGCTTGTGATTCGGCACCACCGTGCCCGTGCGGCCCGGCACGAACAACTCCGGGCCCTCTTCACCGACGATGTACGGGTGCCCGGCCTGGGCCGTGCCGCCCTTGGCGAGGTAGCCGATCGTGGGCACGTGCGGAATGTCGTCGAACGGGTTGACCCAGTTCAGCCCGTCGATGATGTTGTTGATTCCCCCGATCAGGCCGTTGAGGATGCTGATCGCGGCGTTGATCGCCGTTTTCACACCGGAGGTGAGCCCGTCCCACATGCCACCGAGCACATCGCCGATCACCCCGGCCGCGGCGCTGATCTTGTCGGTGATCCAGTCCCACCGGTCGCCGATCCACTTCGCGACGTTCTTCACTCCGGCGATCACGTCGCCGAACGTGCCGATGATGCCGGTCAGCGCGGGGACCGCGACCGACAGCACCGCGGTGGCGATCTTGATGAACTGCTCGATGAACGGGGTCATGAGCTCGATGAGGTCGGCGATCACCGGCGCGAGCGCTTCGACGAGCTGCGCGATCAGCTCGGCGATCGGCGGCAGCAGCGGCGCGACCGCCTCCAGCAGTTGACCGAACGCCTCGATGATCGGTGTCAGCGACTCCAGGATCGTCACGAACACCGGGGTGAGTTCCTCCAACACCGGGAGGAACGCCTCGATGAACACCGTCACCAACTGCGTGATGAGCGGCAGCAGCGCCTCCAGCACCGGCCCGGCGAACTCGGCGAACCCGGCCAACAACTGCCCGAACAGCGGCAGGAGCTGCGCGACGGCGTCGAAGATCGTCGTGAACACCTGCCCCAATGCCGGAGCCGATCCGGCGATGGTGGTGAAGAACTGCGACAGCGCCGGACCCAACGCGGCCATGCCCTCGGAGATCGCGTCGATCACCGGGCCCGCCGCCTCGAACGCGGCCACGAACCCCGGCATCGCGCCCTTCACGAACTCCTGCACGCCGTCGGCAAGCGACTCGATCAACGGCCCCAGCGACGCGAACACGCGTTCGATGTCGGGCATGAGGGAGTCGAACGTGCCGCGCAGGTCGTCGGCGATGCCGGTCAGTACCGGCACCAGCGGCTCAGCCGCAGCCTGGAGCTCACTCTTCACGTGGTCGGCGAGCCCACTGAACGCCGACTGCACTTGCTCATTCGCGGCGGCCGCAGCGATGCCGACACCAGCGAACGCGACCGCCACACCGCCGATCGCCGCCCCAGCCGCCACAGCACCCGCCGACGCCACCGCGGTGAGCTTGCCGAACGAGGCGGCCACGCCACCCACCGAGCGGGACATCTTCGCCACGTGCGACTCGGCCTGCTTCGCCGCCCGCGCCAGGCCCTCGACGGTGCCGGTGAACCGGATCCGGATTGTGCGTTCGCCTGCGGCCATCACGCACCCCCTGCGAACGCGCGCAGGATCTCATCGGCGGCGGCGTTCCACTCCCGGTTGATCATCGGCTGCTGCGCCTCGGCGGTCGGGAAGAACCATGCCCCCTGCCGACCGGTGTGCGGGTGGTACTGGTAGCCGATGGAGCGCTGATACCGCGCTGCCGCGTACCAGCCGGTGCGCTGGTTCATGCCGAACTCGCTGCCGAACAGCAGACTGTAGGCGGGGGCCTGGTGGCGGCCGAGTTTCTTCGTACCCCCAGCCTGCACCACCGGAACCCGGTCCCGGCGTGCCTTCACCGTGCGGGCGACGAGCGCGGCCTGCTTCCCTTCGGCCAACCCCGCGGCCTTGATCCGGGTGGCGACCAGCTCCGCCAGCGCCTTGGACCGCTCCCGCAGTTGGTTGTTCGCCTCCTTCGGCAGCTTCCGGAACGCCGCCAACGTCGGCTTGACGTTGTCGATCGCCAGGTTGAGTGTCAGCGCCGTCTTCTTCGGCGGTGTCGGCTGCGTCATGCTGGTCACCTCCCCTCGGTCACTTGGTAGCGCGGTTGGCTTCGCGGCGTGCTTCGTCGATCAGCTCCAGGCCCGTCCAGATCGCTCGATCCCCTGCGGACAGCCATTCGGACATCGGGATACCGGTGTTGATCGCGAGGGCGATGAGCGAGCGGCTCAGGGAGCCGCGTTCGTAGGGTCCGCCTCGTCGTCCTCGACCTCGATCTCGCACGTGGCCATGAACTCGTCGACGCTGCCTGCCCACTGGCCGGTGCGCTGTACCGCGAAGTGCGCGATCTTGTAGAAGTCGACCATGCTCGGGGCCTGTTCGAGCTTCTTGAGGTTGACGCCCTTGTTGGTGCGCTCCCAGTTGAGCACGTCCCGGGACGTGGCCTCGACCGTGAACGCCTCGACTCCGTCGGGCTTGACCGTGATCGTGAACATCAGAACGACACCACCCCTCGCATCAGGTCCACATCGGAGCCGGTGTCGTAGTCGACGTACACCCGGCCCGCATCAGCGGAGCCGACCGGCTGCCCGAAGGTGCGCGCCGGGAACGGCCCGATCAGCGTCGTGTCACCCGCGGCCACCGACACCGCCAGTTCCTCGACCGCCAGCCCGTCCACCGTCACCGGGGACTGCACCGTGACCGTGTGCGCCGCGGCGCCGTTGTTGGTCACCATCAGCGCCACCCGCCCGGCGTCGATCACGTCACCATCGACCGTCGGCGCGGTCAGCGCAGGCACCAGACCCTCCCGGGCCACCTGCTGCGTGGTCAGATCCACCCGCGCCATCTCAGGCCACCCTCTCGTAGGTCGGCTTCCCGATCACCTGCAACGTAAGCTCGTGCGTCTCCGTCTGTCGGCTCTCTCCGCCCATGCCGGGGTCACGGAGGTAGCACTGGCCGGTGCGGCGCACGTGCTCGCCGGGGATGTCGGGGTGCCAATCGGCGGTGAAGTCCGCCACCAGCCCGTCGTTGGCGGTGAGGAAGTCACTGATGCCGTCCAGCCGCCAGTCCGCGAAGAACGTGATCTCCAGCGAGTAGTCCGGGTCGCCCTCCTCCCGGAACTCACCTGCCGGGCACATCGCGTACTGCTTGTCCCCGAGCTCGGTGTTGTTGACCAGGTTGAACGTCTGCACCTGACACTCGAACTGGGTGCCGTTCAGCGCGAACTGAACAACCTTGACCTTGCGATGGTGCACGCTCACAACGCCACCTCCACTTCAATCTCGTAGCTGGGTAGTTCCTGGGTGCCGGCCCTGAACGGCATAGCGGTCGCACGGGTCACCACCGCCTCGGGCAACTCGTCGAGCGCGTCAGCCACCCGCGTCGCCAACTCGGGCAACCGCTCGACTGCCCGCTCGTCGAGCGCGTGCAGCACCCACACACTGAACGTCGCCGTCGTCCACTGCGGACAACCAGACTCACGTTCCAGTGCCGGCAGGCTCAGCACCGTCGCCGGCGGATCAGCAGCCCCCGCGGGATCGTCGTAGTACCGCACCCCGTCGACGCCCTTGAGCACGGTTTCGAGCCGCCGCCGAGCCTCAGTTGTCGCGTCGTTCATCCGACCACCGGCCTCGCGTGCCGGCCGATGCGCAGCAACCGGTCGATGTCCGGGTCGAACGACGCCACCCGCGCCGAAGCCTGATCTGCCATCGCCACCAGCCCGTCAGGCGAACGCCGGCGGGTGTGCCACCGTCGAGCGAGCATCAGCGTCCCCAGCTTCACGTCCGGGGTGGGTGCGGGCAGCTCCGACACCGGGTCGCCGTCGAAGTTGAACTGGCCGTGACGGACGCGCTCGACGAACACAACCGCGGCGTCGAGCGCGAGCTGCAACTGCTCGTCGTCGCGCGTGTCCGTCGGTTCGAGCCCCATCTCGGCCTTGAGGTCGTCGAGCGTCACCCACCCCGACACGTCACCGTCTCCGCTTCAGCTCGTGCTCGGGCACCCAGTTCTCGCCGACGGGAACCATCCACACCGGACGCCGATGTGTGGCAGGCTGCTCATCAGCGGATTCGAACTTCTCGGCGACCTGCTCTGAGGTTTCGCGCTCCGCGTCGCGTGTTTCTGTTTCACGCGCGCCGGTTTGCGATACCTGCGTGTCCTCGACCGGCCGAGTCGCCTTCTTGCGGGCCGCCACGTCAGACCGTCCCGGAGTTAGCCGCGTTGAGCGCATCGCGAACGGCGGACATGTCGGCAATCGAGCCGCGCGCGATAACCCGACCGACACTCGTGTCGACGACGGTGTAGAAGTCGGCGACCCCGGTGGCCGTCTGCTCGACTTTCACGAGGATGTAGCGATTCATGATCCAGCCGCCGATCAGGCCGTGCGGCCGTCGTCGTAGTTGATGCGGCGCACACCGTCGGTGCGGGTGCACGCCAGCGCCTTGTAGCCCCACACCCCGATGTCCACGTAGGCCACGCGGTATTCGAAGTCCAGCCGCTGCGGAGCACTGGCCCAGCCGTGCACGTCCTCCCGGTTGAACAGGTACGACTTGGAAGGCGTGTTCGGGGTACCGAACACCGTCTGAGGCAACGCCCATGCGGGCGTTCCCGCCAGGCCAGCGATCGCGAGTGAACCGAACAGTGCGCCCGTGGTTCCGTCGGCGTTCTGTGCACCCAGCACTGGGAACAGCGGCCGCCCATCGGCGTCCTTCGCTGCCGCGAGCTTCGTGTAGAGATCCTGCGCGAGCTTGAAGTCCCGGTACCGGAACCCACCCCGCACAAAGTGCAGATCAGCAAGAGCCTTCTTCAACTCGGTCGTGACCACATCGTCAGCGCCGTTGGCGGTCAGCGTGATCTCAGGCACCGTGAGGCCGTCGAGCATGGTCGCGGAGGCCTGCTCCAGCGCCTCGAAGTACTCACGCACGATCTGCCGCCACAGGATCACCGAGAGCTGAGGGTTGCCGCCCTGGTCCCACGCCTCACGGGTGATCTCCACCTTCCCGGACACCGCGGACGGGGTGATCGTCTGCGACGTGGTCGTGAACGACCCGGCGGTGGGTTCGGTGCCTTCGGTGTGGTCGTTGACGAGGTTCGCCGCGGAAGCGAACTTCGGCAGGACGAACGGGGTGTTGTCGTCGAGGGTGCCCTTGTTGATCGAGTCCCACAGAGGTGTGGGGAACTGCAACTGATCGACATACAAATCGGGCCGCTGCCGCACCGGGTTCAGCGTCGACACATCGCCAGTGCTCACGAACTTCGCGATCGGACCGAAACTGTCCTTGATCCACTCGATCACGCGGGCCTCGGCCTCGTGGTCCTTCTTCGACATCGCGATGATGTCGGAGCTGAAGTCGTGCTTGCCGCGGGAACCGTCGAACCGGTACATCGGCTCCTCGTTCACCGCGAACTGCGCCTTCCGCCGGGTGGGGTCCACGACCTCGGGCCCGTCAGTCTTGTTCTGCTGCACCTCGACGAGCTGCTTGATCGCCTCGGTGAACCCGCCAGCAGTGGAAGTGAACGCCTCCACCGCGGACGTGAACGCCTCGGTCGTCTGCTTGTCCGGCCCGGCGGCCGGCGTGCCTTCGGTGCGCTGCGGCGCGTCGGGCGTGTCTGCCATGCTCATTTCCTTCCTGGACGCGGCGACACGCGACACCCGCGCGTCGTCGAACGCTGGAGATGCGGTGATCGCGACACCCACCAGCCGTGCCGTCTTCACGTCACGCACCAGATCGTCGGTGTTGTCGCGGGACAGTTCGTAGCTGTCGTCGTCGAACTCGGCCTCGATGGAGAACCCGTCGAGGACACCGTCCTCGGCGAGGCTGAGCACCTGGTCCCCCTCGGGCCCGCGGGCGATCCTGAACGAACCGTCCAAGCCCTTCGGGGTGGACTGCAACCGCGTGGCCACACCCACCGCCTCACGACGGTCGTGCTCACGGTTGAGCTTCACCCGCGACTCCTGGGTCCACGTCAGCGAGTCCTTCGCGAACCGCCATTTGGCGAACCCGTTGCGGGCGATGGTGTTCCATGGGATCAGCAGCCCGGAGATCGTGCGCTTGTCCCGGTTGACCCGGAACTCGGCGTCGGCTTCGGGGATCTCGAACGCGATCCGCTCGGTGCCGTCGCTGCTGAAATGCGTCCTACGAGACATGCCGGCCTCCTGCTCAGGCTGTCGTGGCTGCGGTCGTGGCTGCGGCCGGACAGGCTCGATCGGCACGGCCGGGAGCCCCTCCATCTCGCGCACCTCGGCCACGGACAGCACCTGCGTGGCCAGACCCGTCTGGTAGGTGCTCCACCGCTCGGTGGGGTTGGCGCGCATGTAGTCGTCGAGATCGAACTCGACCCTGTAGCCGCGCCGGGTGATGTCGTTCATCGACAACCGGTCGGTGATCGCCCGCATGTACGGAGCGAGCACGTCGTTGATCCGGTCCCGGCGGCGATCCACGGCGTTGGCGTAGGTGCGGGACGTGGTCGACACCTGCAAGTCCTCGGCGTCCAGGCCCATCGCGTTGGCGATCTCCACGGTGGCCTGCTGCTGCAACTGCACCAACTGCAACTCCGCCGGGGACGGGGTGTCCACGGTGTTGTACTTCAGTGCCGCGGGAACGTAGGCGGTGGAACGCTCACGGCGCGCCTCCGCCCACGCGGTGAGGATGTCCTGCACCTCCTCGTCGGCGGCCGGGTCGGCGTTGTCGACCGGCGTGAAATAGTCCAGCGGCCGGGGGTCGTTGGCGTACAGGGCGGCGGCTTTCTCCAGCAGGATCGCCCGCCGGATCGCCCGCGCCGCCGCGACGAGGACGCCAGGGTTCGGGCTGTCGAACCGCACCACATCCCGGCCCGGCACGGGTTGGCCGTTCACCCACACCACCCCGCCAGGCAGATGCTGCCCCGAGGGGAGGGTGCGGAGCTGCCGCCACGACCCGGCCGGGGGCTGCATCGACACCGTGCCCACGTCGAGGTGCATCGCGGTACGAGGCCAGCCGTCGGCGTAGCGGTCGGTGATCTGCCACCACGAAATGCCCTCGAAGATCAGATCCTCGACGGTTTGGGCGAGGGTGACCACGTTCGGCACGTCCGGGTCGATCTGCTCCAGCAGCGCGCTCCGGGCCTCGGCGCGGTCGCGGTCGCGGGTCACCAACGGCAACGTCGCGATCGAGCACAGCAGGTTCCGGCCACGCAGCACCGCAGGCACCGACAGCGCCTGGTCGCGGTTCACGGGCGCACTGGAGAGGTGTGTGGTGTGGCCCCGGATGATGCGGTCGATCGGGTCGACGGGCGTGGTGAGGTCGTGCGTGAACGACACCACTGTGTCGTTGTGCTGCGCGGTGGGCGCATCCGCCCACCGCAGCAACGACCGCAACCAGCCCACACCGAAATACTACACCATGTAGTACTACGAGATGTAGCACTGCGGCGTGTAGTAGTCAGGCTGGGCGGGCCACAACCACCCGCGGCTTACCCACCGACGGCGGCAGCGTCCGCGCCAGATGCACCGCACCCGCCGTCGCATACGCCGCATCGACATGGCCAGCACCCTTGCGGGTGAACACCCACGCATCCCCACGACGCAGCTTCTCCGCGCTCGTGACGTGCGTGTTCAACAACGGATCATCGCTGTGCGCAATCTGCTTCGACTGCACCTGCTCGGCCAACCCCATACACACCGCAGGCACCTCGGAACGGATCTCCTCCACCTTCACGCCCGGCGGCGGCCACCCGGCCCGCTTGCGGTCGGCGAGATCAGCGGCCACCGACGCGGCCGGACCGGACGGGAACCACCCGAGCACCTGCGGCCGGATCTTCACCACCAGCCCCGGCAACGACCGCCGCAACTGCTTCGTGCAGTCGGGCCCGGACCAGTCCGCGACGGCCTCCACGCGCACCCGCCCGTCGTCGAGCACCGCAGCCGCGACGAGCGTGGCGTGCTGCCCATCCGGTGCCACGTCCACGCACAGCGCCACCCGCGACCGCACCGCGGCGAGATCCCCCGAATCCTTGCACTCGGCCCACTTCTCGCCGTCGATCGCCGAGTCCATGATCCGCACCCGCATGCACATGTTCTCGGTCTTGAACCCGGCGAGTTTCTCGCCGCCCTTCTCCATCGCCGTCTTCGCGTCACCCAGCAGCGCGTCCGGATCGATACGGCGGCCGAGGTTCGGGTTCGCCTGCGCCAGCGCCTCCAGGTCCAGCGGTGACGACCCGTCCGGCGCGGACCACTCGAACAACCCCAGCCGGTGATCACCCTCGCCGGTGTCGATGTAGTGCAACGCCGAGTCCCGCCAGTCGTTGAGCACCACCGACTTGTCCGACCCCGCGTTCGACAGCGCCCACACCTGCGCGTCCCGCACCGCGTTCGTCGCGGGAACCGCGGCGTCGTGCGCCGAGTAGTCGTGATGCTGCCGCAGCTCATCGAGAATCAGCCGGTCGATCGTCAGCGACCGCCCACCCTCCTCGTTCGACGCCGCGATCTTGTAGCGGCTGCCGCTCTCGGCGTCCACCTCCTCGGCGTCAGCGCGCCACAACACCTTGCCGTCGTTGGCCTTGCGGATGTGCCCCTTGTGCGACAGCTCCCGCCGCAGATCCGGCACCCCCTTCGCCAGCCGGTACGCCTTCATCCATGACTCGGCCGCGTAGTCCAGCTTCGTCGACGTTCCCAGGATCATCGACACCCGCTCGACGAACATCCAGTACAGCGACAACACCACGAGCAGTTCGGTTTTGCCGTTCTGCCTCGACACCAGGATCAGCAGCTTCCGGAACCGTGGCCTGCCGTCGGGCAACAGCTCACCGCCGTGGATCACCGCCCACTCCTGCCACGGGTCCAGCGGATGCCCGAGCACCTGGTCGGCGAAGTCCACCACGTCGAACCCGAACGACGTGTCGGGCGTGAGTTCACGTAGTGGTGGCGTCCACAGTCGCGGCTCCGTTCTTCCGACGATCGCGCCGTTCTCGAAGCTCGTCGAGCGCGCTGCGCTGCCTTGCTCCAGCACCCTGATCCACCCCCTTCACCAGTGCCTTCCGTGCCGCGGGCGTCGCCCCCAGCGACTCCAGCACCTGTAACAGCTTGCCCGCGAGATCCGCGAGCGCCCGCGCGCTGCCTTCGGTGTCGATCGCTTCCGCGAGTCGCCACGCAAGCGCGCACGCGGCCTGATCTTCCTCGTCGAGATCGAGCGCACCCAGTGTTGACCTGAGCGCGTCCATCACGCTCTGTGACTCGATGTCACTCATGACGACCTCCTGAGCCTTCGGGGAGAGGGAGAACATGGGGACGCGGATGTCCGAGGTTGGCATGGCCGGGAAAATCCGGGCCCGGATCACCGCATGTTGCCCGCTGGCTGTTCGACTGCGGGCGGTTCGTGTGCCGTTGAGGGTGTTTCGATGGTCCGTGCAGGCACACGCCAACTGAGACGGCACCCCCATGTCCTTCCATTGTTTTCCCTGGTAGACACATTTTTTCGTCACACATTCTGGTATGATCAGAGACGTGATCGCGACGACGTGTCAACGTCAGGGCTGCGAGACCGAGCTTCCGCGCGCCCGGCGTGGTCGTCCTGCTCGGTACTGCTCGGCTGCTTGCCGCACGGCTGCCTACCGGGCCCGTCCGCGTGTGCCGCGTGAACTGACGCAGCGCGCACGGTGGGTGCGACGCGCGGCCGACAAGCGCCCAGTGCAGACCAACGGGCGCAACGCTTCGTCGACGCAGCCGCGCACGTGGACCACGTACGACCAGGCGGCCGACAGTAGTGAGGGTGTCGGCCTCGGATTCGTACTCAACGGCGACGGGACCGTGTGCCTCGACCTCGACGGCTGCCTCGCCGACGGCCGCGTGACCGAGTGGGCGCGACGCATCCTCGACCGCTGCCCGTCCACGTTCGTTGAGGTGTCGCCGTCCGGTACCGGACTGCACGTGTGGGGTTACGGCAGTGTGCCGCGTGGCCGGGTGATCCGGGAGCAGGACGGTACCGCGGTCGAGGTGTACGGCAGCGGCCGCTACATCGCTGTGACCGGCCGCCGTTGGCGTGGCGCACCGACCCGCCTCGCCGACTTGTCGGCCGTGATCGAATACCTGTAGGACGGCCACGGTCACCACTTCGTCACGGGCTCGGCGGGCGGATCGGGTTGGGTAGTCGGGTCGCCCACGTCGAGGTTGCACTTCCGGTGCGCGGCCACCAGGTGCGCGGGGTTGTCACCGTAGCGTTTGCCGAGGGTGTGGTGAACGGTGGCGCTGCCCGGGTGCGGTGGCCGGAGCTGCGGGTCGATGGCCCTGTGGCAGAGCTGGCACACCCATCCGTCGCGGGCGAGCACGAGGGCGCGGGTCTTACGCCACGCCCTCGTGCTGCCCTTGGCCCACGACTTCGACATCAGCTTGCCTCGACCACCGGCTTGATCTCACGGGACAGCGCCAGCAGCGCGAACCCGCACACGATCATCAACCCGTCGACCACCAGCGGGCCGACATGCGCGCCCGCGGTGCCGTAGCCCCAGTGAACGAGCACGTCCCGGATATGGCCGTAGGAGATCACCGCCGCGCCGGCAGCCACCGCGACCACGCCGCCGAACTTCGCTGCCGCCCACTGCCACCCGGCAGGCCACGCCACCCGCGACAGCACCTCAACCGACAGCAGCAGCGCCACCGGCCACACCGCCGCGCCGAGCTGCGGAGCCAGACCGGGCCGCCACGCTTCCGCCGCGCCTTCCGGCGGAATCCAGGCGTGCAGCACGTTCGCCGCCACCGAGATCACGGTGCCGAACCCGAACCCCAGCCACGCCACCAGCCGCGCACCCGGATGACCCGCAGGGCCCGACTGGCGCGGGTGCCCCTTCTCGGGCTCGTCATCAGGGGTACTCACTTCGTGGGTACCCTCCGCGCTGACCTGCTGGTTTCCGTCTGCTTCCGGGGCGGCAGCCGATTCGACCTCGACGGCAGCCGTCAAGGCTTCCGGCTCGACCACCGGCAGCCGGTCCATCTCCGCCGCAGCGTGTTCGGCCCGCACCGCGGCCAACACGTCACGGCCCCAACGGTCCGACCGCTCGAACCGTTCGCCGACCTCCCTGCCGGACAACTCGCGCCCGGCAGCCAACAGATCCGCCACCCACACCCGGGCTTCCGCCTGCACGTCCCTCGTTGCCGCCGTCACCGTGCCACCTTCTGCACGTGGCGGACGAGGGCGTCGAGTGCGGCCCTGCGGGTGCGGTAGGCGGGCCCGGAGTCCCACATCGCGGCGGCCACCGTGGCGGCGTCGCCGATGATGCTGGCGCAGGCGAACCAGCGACGCCCCAGCCGTCCGGGTTCGCGGCTGTCGCCGACGTAGCCGATCGGGAGCCCGTCGACGACCACGGAGTAGGAGACGCTGCCGGTGGCGTCGAGCGCGTCACCGTGGATGAGCGTGACCGGCAGGCCGCGCCTTGTGGTCCAGGGACGGTTCACCGGTCCACCCCCTGTGCGTGGCGGGCAGCTTCACGGGTGGCCTGCTCGTCGACGAGCTGCTTCACGGCCCGGTACACACCCAAGGCGTGCTCGGGGCAGATCCCCACGGGCAGGCCGACCTGTCCGGGCTTGCCGCAGGGGTCGCCCTGCTTGGTCGGCATGGTGCAGCCGGTGATCTCGGCGTCGGACTGGTTGACCTTCACGCTGCCCTCCTACGGTCCTGGCCGTCGAGCACGACGACGGTGCACATCTCGGTAAGGCGGGATGCGACGCGCTGTCCGACGACGGTGCCGAGTTCGCGGGGTGGGGTATTGCTGGTGAACACGGTCGGCAGCTCGTGGTTGTACCTGAAGTTGACCAGCCGGTAGTTGATCTCTTCGGTCCATTCGCTGGATTTGGCCGCGCCGATGTCGTCAACGAGCAGCAGCTGCGCGTGGGCGTAGCGTTCGAACTCAGCTTCGGTGTCGACTCCAGCACGCGGCCGGAGCGCGGCATAGAGGTCAGCGGCGACGACGACCACGGCGTTGCGGATGTGCCGGCCGACGAGGTGTCGCATCGCGCCGAACGCTTCGTAGCTCTTGCCGACGCCGACGGGCCCGAGGATGAGCAGGCTTTCACCGCGCCCTTCATGGGCGGTGTCGCACCAGGACGCGATTCGCGGGTCTGTGACGCGCGCTGAGCGGTAGCGGGGTGGGATCTGGGCGTCCAGACGCTCAAGCAGCCGGGAACGCCTCTCGGCGCGAATCTCGGCCTGAACGCGGGCTTCCTCGTCGGCTCGCTCGCGAGCGCGACGCTCGGTCTTCCACTCGTCGAACGGGACCGGGCTTCCCTCGGTGCGCCAGGCGGCGCGCAGGTCGTCCTCGACGTTGGCAAGCAAGGTGGACAGTCGGTCGGGCATGTCTGGGTCCTCCTTCACAGCAGAGGCTCGTAGTAGGCGGAGATGTCCGCGGGGTTCTGGTAGGGCTGGTGCTGGCCGACGGCGTGGCGGGCGGGAGTGACGGCGGATTCCCACCCGTCGTCGCGCAGCCAGCGCTCCATGTGCTTGCGGAACCGGAGTTCGGGCGTGGAGGCGACGTAGGGCGGGATGGCCGCGGTGATCGTGGCGGCATCGGCGCGCTTGATCGCTTTCTTCCACTCGGCGAACGCGGCCTTCTTGGTGCCACGCCTGCCGTACGCCTTCCACGCGTCCTCGAACGCCTCGGTGTAGCCGCGTTTCGGTTGCGGCTTCGAGGTGGGTTCGGGTGCTGGGAATGGGACGACGTTCGCGCGCTCCGATCCCTCGGGATCGGGTGGCAGTTCTACTGGCAGTTCATATGGCAGTTCTATGGCAGTTGTAGCCGGGGTGACCTGCGGTTGTAACGATGTCGAGGGCGTGACGTACGCCGTCCGGCGGCGTGACGTACGCCGTCCGGCGGCGTTACGTACGCCGTCCGACGGCGTTACGGTCTCGTTCGTCACGCTGTCCGATGGCGTTACGTCACGCCCTGAGACGGCGTGACGGTCACCGTCCTGCTGTTGCTGCTTCTGCCGCTGCCGATGACGGCGAGCACGCTCGGCGGCCAACGCTCGCGCGCGCTGCCGCCGTTCCTCGCGCTCGCGAGCTACAGCACCGTCCGATGTCGCGTCGAAGTTGAACCGCCACACGACCGTGCCGCCGTTGAGTTCTCCAGCCCGCTGGATCAACCCGGCGTCCTCGAGTCGCAATAGGGCAGCGTCCACGGTCTTCTCCGCGAGGTAAGACTCGGCCGCGAGCGTGGGCACTCCTGGCCTGGCCGTGCCGTCCTTGCCGCAGAACGTCGCCAGCACCAACAGGACATGGTGTGCAGTGCTGTCCGGCTTGCCATCGGCGCGGCGTACAGGTGGCACCTGCTTCGCCCAACGGATGGCACGAAATCCGGCGGACACCGCCACCTCCCCTCAGTGGTAGGGACGGCCGGCCCCAGTCGGTGCGGGGCCGACCGCCACGGTGCTACTGGTTGCGGCTGTCCTCGGCGTCATGCCCGGGACGGCCCTGGAGGAAGGCGACGGTGAAGCCCCCGGCGGTGAAGCCGAACAGGGCCGCGGCTGAGAGCCAGATCGCCGTGATCGCGGTGCTCACGCGGACACCTCCGCTCTCAGCGCGACGGCACGCGACAACGCGGCCGCCAACTCCGTCGACGCCTCGGCAGACAGTTCGAGGTCGTCGCCGATGGGCATTCCCTCGGTCGATCCCACCTCGATCTGGACTGGGGCCGTACCGTCGAGGTCGACGTACCGGACGAGCCGGACCACCACGGGCCGCGGCTTCACCGATTCGACCGTGGCCACGCGTACAACGCACACGTGGCCCGGCGAGCGCCGGTCGGCGAGATCAGCAGCCAGGTCGTCCGCGAAGCGGCACCCCGGCAGGCAGACGGCGGCTGTGGTCACGACGCACCTCCCGCAGCTTTCCGGCCCTTCGCGTCCCGAGCGATGATCCGCTCCAGGGCAACGGGGATCGCGTCCCTTACTGCCTGGGCGAACTGCTCATCATCGAGCTTCGCGGCGATCTCGTCGGCGTCGTCGACCTGGTCGTCAGCGGACTGCGCGAGCCACTCGTGCGGGGCCGGCACACATCCGGCCCAGTTGAAGAAGTGCCCCAGCACGACATCGTCGAAGGTCGGCTTCTCTGTCGACAGCAGCCGGATCTCCTCTTCGATCCGCTCGAGGTAGGCCGTCGCCATGGTGATTGACAGGTCGTCGGCGGGGCGGCCGAGGTGTTCCAACGCGATCCGAGCGGCCCCGGTGTTGGACACTGTGCCCGCGGTGGGCATCGGCTCAGTGATGGGCCGGTCGCTGACGTTGTGCGTCTCGATGGCCTTGCAGTAGGCGTCGAACAGCGGGATCGTCCGCCGGTAGTAGCGGCGGATCGAGGCGAGGGAACGATCGTCGGGCAGCGTGCCGGGCATCGGCGCTCCTTCGAAGTCCGAGGGTTGGGTGAAGTCGTCGAGGTGCGTCACGCGGCACCCCCGAGCTGGTCGGCGAACCACGCCTTACCGGCGTCGGTGGCCTCCCACACGACCCACTCGGTACCCCGGTGGGTGCGGGTGCGTCCGGAGTCGACGACGTATCCGCCCGTCACGAGCTCGGTGCGACGCGGCCGCACGGAGTTCTCCAGCAACCCGAGCTGTTCGGCGAGTTCCAGGTCGGTCAGCCCGCCGTGGCGCACGACCGCGGCGAGTACGCGGGCCCGCTGTGTCCCGGTCTTCGGCGCGATGTTGCGTGCCGCCCGCGCCGAGGTGGCTCGAGGATTGGCCGTCGTCTTGCCCTCGGTGGTCGCGCGTACCTCGGTGTCGCGCGCCTGTGCCTGCCGAGCGAGGTAGGCGTCGACCTCGGCGACGGCTTGGTTGAGCGCTTCGAGTGCCGCGAGGCGGCCCTGCCGCGCCTGCTCTGCGAAGTGCTTGACGCGGGCGAGGTTTCCGGTCGGCTGCTCGGCCGGGGTCGAGAACAGGTCGAAGAGGTCAGCCACGACCCACCCCCGCGAACACCTCGGTACCCTCGGCCACGCGCACGGCCTGGTCGAGGAGGTCGCGCGCTGCGCGAGCACCTTCCACGCTGAGGGCTGCGCATTCGCTCCAGCCGTTGGGCGAGATGACCACCGCTGCGTCCTCGCCGGGGTAGCGTTCGACTTCGATCCGCAGCGGCGTGAGCGGGTCCGCGCCGGGATCGACGAGGTCGTTTGCCAAGACCGGGACGGTGCCGATCACGGTGATGTCCGGTTCGTTGCCGTCAGTCTGGAGGCTGGACAGCGTGGCCGTCATCTGCTCCAGCAGACGCAACATCGACTGCGTCGTGTGGGTGGTCTCGCTGATCTGGCTCATCGGGCGTCACCGCCCTCGGCGGCCTCGATCAGGGCTGCCCGGCGTGCGCGGGTGGCGTCACGGTTCTCGGCGGCCAGGGCGAGCGCGTCACGCTCGGCCGTGGCGAACTGCTCGCCGCTGGCGAGCTGGCGCTTCAGTCCCACGAGCGCGGAGACACTGCCGAGCCGCTCGGCCGCAGCCGTGGGGTCGCCGTCGACCTCACGCTGGAACCGGTCAGCCTCACCCCTCAGCATTTGCGCCGCGCGTCCGCCGAGAAGCGCGACCGCGTGCTCCAGCGCCAGGTACTCGTCGCGGTGCTGGTCAGCCATCCGGCGGTACCGCCACGCCGTGGCCAGCGCCACGATCAGGGCAACCAGCAGGCTGGCCGCCCCGGTGGCCGTTACCATGGAAACGGACATCGTTACTCCTTAGTAATGGTGTTCTCGTCGACGGACCGCCCGACCTGCGCCGGCAAGCTTGGGATCGGGTGGTTCGTCACTTCTTCCTTCAAGGTGTGGAACATCAGGCTGTCCTCCTGCGCTTAGGCGACTCCCCCTTGATCCACGCGATCAAGTCCGACTCGAAGATTCGCCACGACCCACCAGCAACACGCTGGTGTCCCACCAGGTCGCCTCGCCGGAGCGCCCGCAGCAGGGTCTTGACGTGGCAACCGGCGTACTCGGCTGCCTCCTTCGGGCGAAGGACCGCTTCTACGGTCGTCTTCCTCATCACACCTCCTTGCTGTCCACTCAAGTCCCCCGACTGCGACGGACGTTACCACAAGAGTCCCACCGCATCGGGCGACGCCGCGCCCGACGCGATCACATCTATGAAGATCGAAACGGCCACCCTCAGAGATCGCTAGCTCCGCAGAACAACGCAGGATAACGCAGGACAACGCATGTTTTTGCAGGATCAGAGGACACGAAAGGGCACAGGTAGACACCAGCTCAACGCGAGCTAACACGAGCTAACGGACACTAACGAAAGTGACCACTAGTGACCACTAGTGTTGCCGCAGGCTCCTAGACACTCCCTGCCACTACCTGGCATTCTGTCGCTGTGACCCCATCTGACGATCCCAACCCGAAGACCTCCGACACCTCGCGCGGCGACGAGAGCAATGAACAGGGGTTGCCATTCGAACATGCGTTCGCCAAAGCAGTTGAACGCGAACGGTTGACGCGCGGATGGACAGCAGAGGAAGCTGCGCGTCGAGCCGGCGTATCCGCGAAGACATGGCAACGGATAGAGGATGGCAAGCCTGCGAGGCCGAGCACATATTTCAAGATCGATGAAGCCTTCGAGTACCGACCCGGTGCAGCACTCGATCATTTCTCGAGACACGGCCATCTGCACGACTTGTACAGCGATACGCGCCCGCAACCAGAAGCAAAGTTGGCGGATACGGTCTTCGCGGACGACTCTCCGTTCAGCGGAAATGTGGACCAGTTTCCTGAGCACTTCGTACGTAACCTCAGGGACTACATGGACCGCCTCCCGGTCGACACTGTACAAGCGGTAGTCGAACTCGCACTGATGGAAGCAGCTATCAGGAAAGAAGCCGAGGTACTTGCCGACCTAGGTAACGCCGACACAAGGGTCAAGGAAGCAGAGAGGCGACTCGCCGCCCTACTAGAGACGGAAGATTGTTCAATTGACGATGCAAGAAAATCAGCACAGGAGCTGTTCCGCCTGCGGCAGAGCCAAGATACAGCTCTCACGGAACTCAAATCGCTGATTCAGGTTGTGACGCGTGGGGCCAGGCGCATCCTCCCGTTGCTTTCACCAAAGCTCGATCTGAGCTACTTTCTCCGCTCAACCAACCGTGGCAACGAAGGTGACGATGATGGCGAGCGTTGAGAAACTGCCGTCGGGCCGATGGCGGGGCCGCTACGTCGATGCCGACGGCAAGAAGCGGTGGCTGCGTGGTTCGTTCCCGCGCAAGTCGGACGCGCTCGACGCCGCGGTCGAAGCGCAAGCGAAGGCCAAGCGGCGTGCCGCTGCCACCACGGGCGAGCTGTCCGCGCGCACGAGCTGGCGCGACTGGTGGCGCATCCTCGCCGACGAGAAGACCCACATCTCAGACCACGGGGTGAAGGAGCGGCAGAACGTCGACAAGCACGTCCTCCCACGGTGGGGTGATGTTCCACTCGCCGGGATCAAGCGCGGGGACGTGCAGGCGTGGGTCGATGAGCTCTGCCGCAAAGGCTACTCGGCGAACTACGTCCGCAACATCTACGGGCCGCTGCAACGCAGCATCAACACGGCCGTCACGCGCGGCGTCCTGGAAGCGTCGCCGCTGGTGGGCATCAAGCTGCCCCGGCGCCCGAAGCAGGCCAAGACCTACGTGGAGGCAGGCGAGCCGGGGAAGCTGCGCGACCACCTCAATCCAGTGTTCGTCGACGCCTGCGAGTACATGCTGGAGGTCGGGTGCCGCCCGAACGAGATGGCCGGCCTTCACGCCGATCAAGTGGACCTCGAGAACGGCTGGGTCATGATCCGCGACGTGTTCGTGCAGAAGCTCCGGGTGATCCGCGCGCACCCGAAGGACGGCGACGCGCGGCGGGTGCCGCTGTCGAGCCGCGCGATCGAGATCATCCGGAAGCACCTCGACGGCCGCGACTTGACGGCGGGTTGCGGTGTCCCGCACCTCGACGGATCGATGTGCCGATCGGTGCTGGTGTTCCGCAACGTGCGCGGCGGCGTGCTGCATCCCGATCTGCTGTCTCGGCGGATGCGGGAGGCAGCACTGGCCGCGGGGCTGCCCGCGAAGTCGGCGTACGCCCTCCGCCGGGGCTTCGCCACCCGCGTGATCGAGGGCGGCGCCGACGTGTTCGCGGTGCAGCGTGTGATGGGTCACGCCGATTTGTCGGAGCTAGCCGGGTACGTCCAGGAGACACGGCAGGCTCGGGCCCGGATGCTCGCGGCGTTGGGCGAGGTCGCGCCGTTGGCGGCCGTGGACCCGCGTGGACCCGGGCGTGGACCCGACTTCGACAACCAGGCACTCCCAGACGTTCCGGCCGGGGGTGACGCGGACACTGCTTGA